CAGGTTGATCGTGTCTGGAAGTGCCATTACGCCCTCGCCTTCTTCACGTGGCCGGGAAGAACACGGCCGACGCCAGCGGCCTCGGCACGGGTCTGGGACCTCTCCGCGAGCGCCTTGATCTTGGCGGCCTCCTCAGCCGTGAGACTCACCGTCTCGACGGGGAGCGCCGCGAGCGTGTCGAGACTGGCCCGCGTCTCCGCGTCGCCAACGTTGACCGGCGTCGGTCCCTCGACCCAGCTCACCCACCGCGCTTGAGCCGAACCCAAGGCCGCGACCTCGTCCAACACCTGTGCGGCGCGGAAGGCTCCGATCACGGATCCCATCAATGGGGCTGTCAGGTTGCGGAATCCGATCAGCGGCTTCCCACTGTCTTGGTTGCACCACGCGGCCACCTCCGCGTCGGTGCGCGCGGCGTTCTCGGGCTCGCCGTCGATCAGCGCCTTGAGGGCTTGCAGGTTCATCGTTCTCCCGTCCTTCGCTTCTGTTCGAGCTGCGCGCGCACCTCGGCGACCACGTGCGCAGCCGTCGCCGGCACGCTCCGGTACTTCCACGAGCCGAGCCAGCGCGACCCGCCGCCGAGCCGCACGCCGACGTAGTAGATCCACACCGCGGCAAGTACGAGAAACGCGAGCGCGAAGCCGCGCAGGACCGTGCGCCAGTACGCGATGTCGTCCTCGCTCGCCCAGTCCGACGCGCCGCGCAACAGGTCCTGACGCATGCGCTGGTCGGACTCGAGTCGGTCGACCCAATCGCCGCCCGCGGTGTATGCGGCGTCGTGGTCGTCGAACGCCTTGGTCCACTGCGAGAGCAGGTCGGGCACAAGCCACGCGCCCGCGCCGGCCGCCGGGCCGCCACCGTTGCAGACCGCGCGCCGCACGTCGTCGGGGAGGTCACAGGCTCGGAGGAGTGTCGCGCCGGTCACCGATCGCCCTCCGTGATTCCGTTCCGTTGCCCATGCGCGCGTTCGATCCTGTCAACGTCTCGACGAATGACTTGGATGTCAAACTCGTTTTTCGTCGAGCGCGCATCGGATTCGCTCACCGTTGCCAACCACGCGAACAGGCCGACTACCGCAACGCCCCCGAGGATGCCGCCTACCCAAAGCACCCCTTTGCCGCGTTCCACGATCGCGAGAACCTCCGCGGTCTTCGCCGCGTTGTCCGCTACCGCCGCCGAGATGTCCGCCTTGTCTTTGGCGTCGCGATCGAGTTCCCAGCCGATGCGCTTGATCTCGGCCTGGAGGTCTGCGCGGATAGCCGCGCTATTGTCACCGGGAGGCATAGCGTCGGGCCTCGCGATCTGGTCTACCGGAGCTCGCGCACATTGCACGAGGTAGTACTCGAATAAACCGTCGTCGTTCGTCAGCGCAGAAACGTAGATCGTGACCCAACGATAGACGGGGTTCCCCGCCGCATCCGGCTGCCGCATCTTGTAGCGTTTCCGCATGGCGTAGCCGTCGAGCGTCAACGCCCGAACCCGCGCCGCTTCCTGCTCGTCGATCAGGACATCCGCAGGATGCGTAAGGGCTACGAACGTCAATCCCTCGAGTTCGGCCTCCGGCCGCTCGAGGATCTCGCAATAGGCCCGGTTCGGCCGGAGGAAATACCCATCCGGCGAGACGAGCGTCACCCCGACTACCGACCGCGCGAACAAGACTGGCCCGAGCCGTTCGACCCATTCGTCTGGCGTCACACGCGGCCCCCATGACCTACTCCCCCGCTCGTTCTGGCTGAGGCCAGAAGTCCCCGCTATCGGTCGCCTCGAGCGCAACGAGCAACCTTGTCTGATAGCTCTGTTGCGTCCTCGTTTGGTATCGGTCCCTTGCCTGTTCGACTCGCTTCATCCGCGCTTTGCGAGCAAGTTCGGCTGCGTCTGCCTTCTCGGCGCTCTTCTTTCGTCCGACTAGCCATAGCTGGACATGTTCGATAGGTCCCATCGTCTGCACTGGCTCACCACCTGTGCTCGGCGCGGCCCGTCCGCGCGGCTCGGTCCATGTTCCCGGCTTCAGCGGCGCCGGGTGCCGCGGTGGCGACGGAGCGCGCTCGAGCGCGTATGCGTCGCCGGGTGTAAGTTGCGAACTTCGGGTCTCCCGCTCCGGGTTATCCCCCACCAAGCTGGTGGGTCTCCGCGAGTGGTAACGTCCCGAAGCTCGCTTATGTTCGCTTGGCCGCGTTGTCGCGGTCTCGAAGCCACTTCCGCCCCTCGGTAACCCCTGTGACCCCCATGAGCCCAGCGAGGAGCAGCAGCTCCCACGGCGTGCGCTCGTCCTCGGGCTTGGCGGCGATCCGCTCGCGCTGCTCGAGCAGCGCCGCCGCGGCCTTGCTCTCGAGTTTCTCGGCTGCGTCTCGAATCGGTCCGGGGAGCTTGTCGATCGCGTCGCCCACTCGGTCGGCGACACGCTCGACCCCTGCGGCCGCGGTCCTGGTGGCGACCCGCTCGGCGGCGAGCACCGCCTTGCCCGCGGTCTCGCGCCCGAGTTCGACGAGTTGCGGCTTGGCGAGTTCAAACGCCTCGACGGCCGCGGCCTTCGCAACCTGTCCGATCGTCTGGCAGCCCGTGCAGCTAAAGACACCTCCGAGGAGGATCAGAAAGAGGGTCGCTCGCTTCATAGATCACCTCGCCCTTCACTTTCGGCAGGTACTCGCCGATGACCGCCCCGAACCCGACCTCGCCCCGAAGTTCCAGCCGCTGGCCACAGCCGGCGAGCAGGAGCGCGAGGATTAGGACGCCCCGCACGTCAATCACTCGAGCGCCTAACAGCGCGTCGCAGAGCGTCACGGTGTGCTCGGCGATATGTCTTCTTCGCAACGCCGATCGCCCGCTTTCCGAGCGCCCGCGCCTTCGTTCCACTACGTCGAATCGCACGGACGGTCATCGTGGTCACCGCATCGACCACTTGCTCGCGCTCGCGCATGCGGTCCTCTCCAGACCTACGCTTCCGGCCTCGGCGCATGCGAATCTGCTTCTTGATCCACCGCTTCCGGCGCGTCAGGTTGCGCTTGCGCTTGTCAATGTTCCTCTCGACGTATCGGCGAATCGTTGCCCGGTTTGGCGCGTGCGCCGGCTGGCCTTCGTCGACCTCGTCGGCGTGGTCTGCGCGGTTCGCCAACGCAACGACGATCGAACTTTCGGATACGTCCGCGTCGATCACGTATCCGCGCTTCATCTCGCCTGTGTCGACCGGCGTGTAGCGAATGACCCTCTCTTCCATCTGGCGAGCGATCGACATCATGGCGCGGGCCTGTTCGCGAGCGACACGCCCCGCGAATGCCCCGCTCCACAGATCGCCCGTCAGTTCGACCGTCACAAGATCGGCCTTTCCTGCTCGCGCGGGGTATGCACCTCGAGGAGATGCCGCCCGCCTGTTCGGTTGCGCGGGTAGTGGACGGTCCAGACCGTGCCGCCCGCCTCCGTCCACGTATCGCCGGGCTGCGGGTCCGCAATCCCGTTCGTCGCGTCGTCGTAGATCGAGAGTTCTGCCCATCGGTCCTGCTCGTCGCCCTCGATCTCCGTGAGTCGCGCGGAGATCGAGGACGCCGCCGCGGTCGCGGTTACGGTATAGGTTCCCGTCGCGCCGAACGTGTCGAGTTGCGCGGGCATGCCGTGCAAGCCCCACATGTCGGCGTGACGGGTCACCTACTCGCCCCCTTAGGCGGCGATGTCGAGGAGCTGCGCGAAGTCGACGTCGCAGAGAAGCTCGTCGGTGTAGTGCCGCGAACGGATCACCACCGAGTCGGTCTGCGGTTCGTCGTACTCCTCGACCTGCGCGATACCCGGGGACATCGGCGTCCAGAGCGCGGTGCGGCCAACGCTCGGGGTGAACAGCGGGGAGCCGGCCGGTGCGGTGACGCAGACCGAAGCCCAGATGTTCGACCAGATGTCAGTGACGGTCGCGGCCTGGCCTTCCTTGGCCGTGTTCGTCACGCCCTTACCGATCAGGATGCGGTCGAGGCCGAGGAGCGCGCTCAGGGCGTTCTTGATCGCCTCGATGCTCGCCATCTCGGTGTGCTTGATCGCGTCCCGCATCCCGTCGTTCTTCAGGAAGAACGGCACGACACCCGCGCCGATCACGAGGGTATTCGGCTCGACGCCGGTCCGACCGCGGACGGCTTCCTTCGCCGTCTGCACGTCGCCGATGATGTCCGTGGACGCCGTGCCCCACGCCGCGGCGACGTCGGTACGGCGCCCGTTGCCGGTCGTGAAGTTGGTGGAGCCGTCGAACAGGATCGCCGCGACCCGCTGGTCGAGCGCCGCCATGAGGCGGAACCACGCGACCTCGTTCGCCGTCGCCAGCGAGTCGAAGTCGTTCGCGAAGAACTCGATCTCTTCGCGTGAGAGCTGGATCTCGTGACCGTAGTCCTTGCAGTTGTACTCGAGGTCCTCGTGATCGAAGTCGTCGCGGTTGAACTTCGACTTGGGCGCGTGCGCGAGCTTCGCCGAGTCGGGGACCCGGAGGAGCGACTCGCGCCGCATCTTCGTCAGCGTCGCGTTCTTCTTCTGGACGTCGAGGAGCCCGAACGCCTGCCCGCCGATGAACCCATCGGCTTCGTACATGTACTCGTGGAACGCTTCGCCGAGGTCGGCGCGGTCCGTCGAGCGAGTGCCGGAAGTTGGCATGTCCTACCTACCTTTCTTCGCCGCTTAGGCGATCAGAGCCTCGACGATGTCGCCGTCCGCCGTGGCGGCCTCGAGCGCCGTGTAGATCTGCGTGTCCGACCCGCCGTCGGTGTCGGTGACCTCGCCGTCCGCCGCGCCGAAGAGCGTCGCGCCGGCGGCGAAAGCCTCCGAAGCGATGACCTTGACCGTACCGCCGAGGTTGTGCAGGTGAACCGTCACGACGTCACCCGACGCGCTCGTGCCCTTGCCCTGCTCGATCCCGCAGACGACGCCGATGCCGACCTCGTTGTCGCCAGCGGCTTCGACCTGCGTACCGCTGCTGCTCGAGAGCTTCACGCGGGTGTAGAGGGGGATCGCCGACGCGACGCTGAACGTCTTCGGCCCGTGAGTCCAGACAGCCATTTAGGCCACCTCCTTCTCGATGTGCTTCCGCGCGGCGCGGTAAGACACGCCGTGCTTCGCCTGGTACGCCTTCGCGAGTCGGTGGTTCCGCTCGCCGTCCGTCTCACCGTCGACACGCTTCGGCGTGCCGCCGTCCGTCATGCGGAGCGCCTTCGCCCCCGACGGCTGCTTCGCGAGTTGCTTCTGCGCCGCCGCGAGCTGGTTGCTGAGCGACTTCGTCCGCGCGAGCAGGACGTCGGTGTAGGCCGCCTTCGCAGCCTCGACGGTCTGGCCCTTCCGAGCCGCCTGGAGCGCGTGCGCCGCGTCGTCCGGGAACGCCTCGGCGAGCGCCGCGACCTGCGAGAGAGCGATAGAGGCCTCGACCTCCTCAAGCTCCTCCTCGACGGAATCTTCGGCGGGCTCCATGAGCCCCTTGACTTCCTCCTCGGTCATGCCGAGGAACGACGCGACGGAGGCCATGGTGACCTCGGGGGCGTCGTCTTCGTTGTGCTCCTCTTCCATGAGGTAGCCTCCTCTGTCGTTGAGAACGCGCGCGGACGTCGACGAATCCGCACCGAGCGGAACGAACGACACTTCAAAGAGCCGGCTTTTGCGCGCGATCGTGATCGGGCCGACTACCTCGCGACCGTTCACGGTCGCGGTTGCACCTTCGCCGAGGTATTCGGTTTCGAGCGTCTCGAGGCCTACGCTCGCCTGCCACGGGAACTCCGCGTCAGAGGCCGCCGCTACTGCGAGCGCGTCGGGGAAGTGCTCCGAGTCGATCACGACGCCAGAAGCGAGCACCCCGACCTCTCCGCGTGACGCGGCGCCATGCCCTACCACGCGGCTCGGGTCGTGATCCCGCAGGATCGGGACTCGTTCGCCGAGTTCGATCCCTTCGATGTCGAAGATCCACGGGTCGCGATCGAAGAACCCGAGATCGACCTCGGCTCCGGTGTACGCGACCATCTCGAACTCGCGCGTCTTCGCCTCGAGTCGCACGGGCTTCGCGCGCAAACAGATCCGCGCGCGCTTACTCGTCAGGGTTGGCATCGCCGCCTCCGTCGTTCACGCGGGCCGCAGCTTCCGTCTTGCCTACGGGCATACCCACAAGCGTGCGCCAGTCGAGCGGCGGCATGTCGGTGTTCGCCGCGTTGATCTCGCGAGCCGTCCGCATCGCGTCTTGGATCTCGCGCGACCGGGTCTGCAAGAACGTCTCGCGGTCCATCGACACCGATTGCAGCGCGCCGGTATGCGTGGCGAGTCCGCGATCCATGCGCTCGCCCCACGCCTGCGCCTCTTTGAGTTGGTCGATCCACGGGAACTCGGGAGCGTCCCAGCCGTGCGCGTAGATGTCCTGGCGGTCGCGGTACGGCGCGTATCGCGGGTTCGAGGCGAGCTGCCAACCGAGCCAGGTTTCGTAGGTCGGTGTGCAGTGCTCGCGCTTCAGGAACCGCTGCCAGCCGACGAATCCTTTAAATGTCTGCTCGAGGGCCGCGCGGCTCGCGGTGTAGTTCGTCTTGCTCCAGTCGAGCAGGATCACCTCGAGCGGCAGTCCGAACGGCATCCCGATCAATCGGAGATAGATCCGAACGCTCTCGCCGAAGTCGCCCCCGGGGAGATTGCGGGCGACGCCCTCGACCTTTTCGCCGTCTTCGCCGTGGAAGATTATCGCTTCGTCGAGCTCGACGACGCGGTCGGCAAGGTCGGGCGGAGATTCGCGACCGTCGCCATCAGCCTCCGACTCATTGAAAGCCGCATCCGCCGCGCCCTCGCGCGTGATCGCGACGGCAAACTTCGAGAGCATCTGCCACGCGACGGCGTTCGCGTCGAGAACGTCGTTGATCCGGTGAAGCATCGGGTACGCGGGGACGCCGACTGGGATGCCGCGGGTCTGCGAGAATCGCTTGCGGTGCGCGATCAGTCGCATGACGTCAGAGCCATAGGGCTCCTCGACGCCAACACGGATCGAACCGTCGCGGCTATACGGCGCGACGTAGAAGCGGACAGGCCGGCCGTAGCAGTCGGTTTCGACTCCGTCGACTACTCGGTGTCCTTCGGGGCACTCTTCGGCCGCGGCGCCCCGCTCGACGCAGTCGCACGGCTTCGTCACCGCGACTCGACTCGATGTGATCTGCTCGCTCTCGAAATACTGGAACCGCTGTCGCTCGGTCGCGAGTTGCCCGACGTCGCCAGCCGACACGACGCTGCGGAGCACCAGCTTCTGGCACTCCGCCCACGGGAACAGGCCGCGCACCTCGGGCGCCTTGGCGAACTCTCGCCAATCGTCCTCGATCATCCGGTTGAGGCGCTTTGACTTGGTCGTCGCTTGGAGCGCGAACCCCTCGACGCCAACAATGCCCTGTACCATGCGATTGACGATCGCTTCAAAGATCGTGTTGTCGCGATCGAACTCCGTCCCGAGGCGGGCCAGGAGGTCGCGGTCGTAGCGCGCGTGAAGGTCAGCGGATCCGCGCAGAGGCTGAGATCTGCCGCTCTCCCGGTGGCGCTGCGCCGCGCGGTAACCGAGGAGGGAGTACCGCTCGCCGGTCGCGGGTTGACGCAGCGTCTTGGGTGGCCGCGCAGTCATGATCGCGACCTCGCGCGAGTGAATGGCGATCGCGTCGTGCGGTTCAGGGCGCGGCGGTGCGCCTCGGCCTTCGTGATGCTCGACTCGAGCGACTCGAACGAGAGCGACGTCGCGCTATCGGCGCTCGAGTTGCCGCGATTGAACAGCAGCCACCGTGCGGCCTCGAGGTACGCATTCGTCTTCGACGCCGACCCCTCGTAGGAGAGGTTGTCGTTCAACTGGCCAATTGCTTCGGCGTAGGTACTGGACGATGAAAGCGCCATATAGGCACTCTACCGCTATTGAACGACGTTCAATAAGGGTAGGCGAAGATACTGTCCCACTTCTCCGACGGTTTTCTCTACCTCCCCGTCCTGAACACGTACTCGCGTCCCGCCTTTGCGCAGTCCGCACACTCGTGGTAGCGGCGTCGGATCAGGAACCCCGGGTATCGCTTGACATCTCGAACCCGGGTATTCCTCGAGCCGCACCGCGGGCACTCCTCGCCCACGCCGATCTTCCGATCCGGCACCACAGGTCGGTCAGTAGCGGCGACGGATGCGTCGCTTGGCGGGCTTGGCAGCACGTCGGTTGGAGACGTTGCGTCGTGCTTCCTTCTGCGCTGCTTCGGCTGCTTGGACTTCGGCACGGGTGCGGCCTCTCGTGAATGGGTTGAGCTGCAGGGCAGCGGCGTAGGCGTAGGCGTTGCAGTCGGCCCAGTGGTTTGGGCCGCGGGCTTTCCAGACGAGCCCTTTCCGGGTCTCTGCGAGGTACTCGGCCGACGACTGAGCGAGCCACTCGTCGGGCACGTCAACGGGCAGATGAATGCGCGGTCGGCGCTCGCCGTCACCATCGACGAACCGGCGGCCGACCAGCGCGATCAACTGCTCCTTGAGTCGGTAGGTGTTGAGTCGGGCGAGTCTCAGCGACGTGTCCGACACCTCGACACCGCGCACGCGGTAGCGTGGAGACGCTCCCCAACGATGCACGGGCGCAGTACTGTCGCTCGTCTCCGCGGCGCCCTTACACGGCACCGCGCGGCCCCCTCGACCGCGGCAGAACTCGTAGACCGCGATCGGCTGCCAACCCGAGTCGTGGTAGCAGGACTCGACGCCGAGCGAGCCGGTGTCGTCTGTCCGTGCCCACTGCGGTTGATAGATCACCTGCTCGAGCGGCCTCAGGTCTTCTACGTCGAGCGTAGGCGTCGGCGCCTCGCGTTCAATCACCCCGCAGTCGATGAGCCAACCGCAGAGCAGCGTTCCGCCCGTCTCCGTCGCGACGAGACCCCAGCCCCATACCGAGTAGTGCAGTTCGCGTGCTCGGCTGTCCTGACCCGCAGTCAGAAAGCGGACCGCGGGCGGCACTTGGCCGAGCCGGTATGCACTCGTGTCGTCCGCATCGCGCGGAAGAACCACGCATGCGCGCCAGTCGTCCGCGCGGGTCTCGAGGACCTTCGGCACGAACACGTCACCGAGTCTCTTGTTAGTGAACACGCGCGACTTGCCCGTATCGTCGAGCCCCTCGATGTGCTTCGAGGCGAGAAACGCGAGCGGCTTGTTCGCCATGTAGAGCTGCGAGAAGTGGACACCCATCCATGTCTTCTTCGCCGCTTCCTCGGGATCGATGGTAGATCTTTGTTGGACGTTCCGACACGCCGAGTACCGCTCACCGTCAGTGAGTTCGACGCCACAGCACGGCGTGACGTAGGCGTACCGTGTCGGGTCGCGCTCGGCTGTAGCCAGCGACTCGCCGCCCCGCGGCAAGACCTTCACGTCCCGCTCCCAGTTCAGCCAGAACCACTCAGAGCAGTGGGGGCACTCGACGTGGCCGCGTCGCTGGTCGCTGCGCTCGTAGTAGAGCTCGCCGGCACCGTGCTCCTTTACCGTTGGGTGCGCAAACGCGATGATGAGCGTCTTCCCGAAGAACGCATCGGTACGTACCTCAGCGGTAGCCAGCGGATCGCCGCGGCCCGCGATCTCCGATTGCAGCGAGTCGACCTCGTCCACGAAGACGAACCGGTAGGGCGTGCTTTCGATGTTGAGCACCGATTGCCCGCCGTGGATGGCGATCTTGCCCTTTCGGTATCGCTTGATGTGGGTGAGTTCGCCTGCGGCGCGCCCACGCTGCGCGATCTCCTTGACTGGCGGGCTGGTCTCGTCAACGTAGCTAAACCGCTCGCGGCCGAACTCTCGCGCGAGTTCGTCTTTCGAGATCAGGTAGAGGAACGCGCCCGCATACCGGCACCGAAGCCAGTAAAGGACGTTGATCATCGCTTCGGATCCGCCACCCTGGCCCGACTTCATGAGGACAAGGCCGCGCTTTCCGGTTCGCAATGCCTCGTCGACAGCGTCCATGATCGAGACGAGGTAGGGGAATCGGTCGTTGCTCCATAATCCCGGCTCGTCGGTCGTACCGGGCTTCAGGTAGCGGTAGCGAGCAGCCCACTCGGAAGGGCGCAAGTCTTCAGGCGGGCGCCATGCATGACCCGCGGCGCTGAGAGCTTCGGGGAGCAGGCCCACTACGCGACCTCTCCGAGCAACGATTCGAACTTCCTCGCCGCGACTTCGCGCACCTGTCGCTCGCGCTTCTCTGCCCACTCCTCAACCAACCGCTGCCGCTCCCCTTGATCCGCCGAGACGAACGCCGGGTCGGCGAACCACATCGAGACCTGAGAGACAAGCCGAGCCGTCATAGAGCGCAGCGCCTCGACGCCGCGCTCGGCGACCCACGCCGCGACCTCGGCCGCTTGGTCTCGTGTGACGATGTTCCCCTTGTCCTGCTGGAGCTTCAAATAGTCCTTCTCGGCCATGCGAAGGCCGTCGAGGGTTTTTTTCATCCCGTCGAGGTCCTTAGCCCGCACCTCTCCGCGTTCTGCGGCTTGGCCCAGAGAGTGGGCCGCGATACGCAGCGCAGCTCGGGCGACCTCGACTGGCGTCGCGTCGGGATCAATGCCAGGGGCGTCAGCGTCGAGCGGAGTCCTTGGCCTCGAGGCCGGCTTCTTCGCCGGCTTCTTTGCCGGCTTCGGAGAGTCCTTCGGCCGTCGCTGGCGGGTGTCCTCCAGGTGCTGCCGGATCGCGTCCACGTCGTAGCCGAGGCCGCCCTTCTTCGGAGCGCCTCGTTCCTTGAGTTTTCGCGACAGATAGGACGCCGAAACGTCCAGCCGTCGGGACAACTCGGTCAACGACTTAGCGCGCTCAGGCACGGAGGAATCCGATCACGTCAAGTTACGAGGGCGTAGGGGTTTGAACGCAAGGTTTTGCGGAGTGTCCCGCGCTTTTTGCACGGTGCCAAGGAC